GATACTTTTTCTTTAGGGCGTCCTAATAATGGCTCATCCTCATTATATCCACCAGGAACATTTTTAGATGCTTCATAACGACCCGTACCATATAAAGCAGCTAAGTCGTGTGGTGTACCATATGATTTACCAGTTTCAATAGGATCGTTACCTTCACTTTCAAGCTGAGTTAAACGGAATGTGCGTTTCATATCTTCGCGCATTAAATCTCTATAGCTATCATATTCATCTTCACTAAAGTGGAAAATATTATCATAAATCCAGTCTGTAGGTAAAAGTTTAGTATCAATAATGTTACGAGCTAATTCTACTTTCTCTTTAAGTAAGTTAATTCTTTCTTGATCATAAATAATAGAAGGTGTAGTTAATCCTAATTCAAAATTAGTTAACCCTTCATTATTGTATCCTTGAGAATATAAATGTACTAAAGCAATTTTATATAATTCAGATAAAATAATCTTTTGAATACGTTCAATTGTACGAGCAAAACGAATATCTTCAGCCGCTAATGTTGCTTTACCTGTTAAATCTTTTTCATATCCAAAGAATGCTTTAGGTACTTTAAGAGCAGCAATCATTTTATCTCTTAAATATGTAACATCTTGAATACCATCGTATTCTAATCCTTTTGTAGTTTCAATTTTGGTTGTTGCATCATTACCACGAACAGGAATATAAAAATCCTCCATCATGTTTTGCATGTTGAATTTTAAGTTGTATTGGCCTGTTTGAGGATCAATGTATGGAGTACGTTTCATTTTAGAAACTGTTTTTTCCATAAATGCATCTATCTCATTTGGTGGAATATTACCAACATTCATGTAGAAAACGCGCTTTTCAGGCGCTCTAACAATACGATGTACAAGCATCGCGTCCTCCATTAATACCATCTGTTTATACGATTTACGCGCAGGTTCAATATATGAACGACCATAAGGTAAATAGTTAACATCTGTTAATAAACGGAAGTGAGCTATTTCATAGTTATCAAAATAGATAGCATTATCTATCCTGTTTGTATATGCATATCCTGAAGCAGTAGAGCCACCGCCTGATAATCCATCGGGGTCAAATTTAAATCTTACTGATGCCGGGTTTTTAACATCGTATCCTTCTTCTCGGCTAATATTATATGCGGTATAGGGAATAATATTGTATACACCAAATTTTTCAGCAATTTCTAGCTTTAAGAAAAAATCACCATACTTACACATTTGGCGAATCCATGCCCATAAGTTAAATTCAATATTTAATACATCATAGAATAAATTGTAGAGAATTTTTTGAATATCATCATCACTAGAACGAATTTGAAGTACTTCTCCCATATCGTTCTTTAAAGTACATTCATCACAAATAATATCTAATGTAGAGGCAATAATAGAATCTGTATCCATAGCCTCATAATCAGAGTATAGTTGAGTTCTTAATGTTTGATAATTAAGAGCAGGGTTATAAATAGGGGCTGCTCCTGTTAAGTGTAATCGAGTAAATCGATCAATTAATGAGTTGGTTTCAACCTGTCCTGCTTGTTGAATTTTGTTAACATCTATAATCTTAAGTTCATCTCCACCAATGTTTCTTACGATAACATCCGTTGAAAATAATCGTTTAAGTCGCGTGAATAAACTGGTATCTGCCATTTGTGTTTGTTATAAATATTTAGAGAAGCCAAGTAATATCTTCGTTATCAGTTCCTATATCCATACTCCAGGGATTACCACCATAAGCTGTTTTAGGTGAGTATACTCCTGAGGTATTCATTTGGGTTGCTTTAAACGAATTAAGAGAGGCTCTTGTTAAGTCTTGTGATTGTTGTTGAAAACGTAATGATGTATCTCTTAGATACATTCCAATACCAAAAGCCATTACTAAGTCATCGTTGTATCCTCCTTGAGCTTCAGCTCGTCCATTTTTCCAGATAAACACTTTCATTTCCTCTAATAACCGTTTTGATTGGATTATTACAGAACGATCTCCGATGTATTCTCTAAATTTATTTATAACTAGGGGGCGTGATTTTAATGACATAGTAAAACCAGGAGTTAGATTAGGATTATTTTCATATCTTTGAAAATACGACTCAACTGTTAAAGTATCACCTCCTTTGGGAGAATAATACAAATTTCTATATCCTCTTTCCAAAATAGCTTCTATGGTTGACCACCCAATAGATGAGTTTTCAACCACCAATAAAGCCTGATTGTATTCAGTAGCAATACCTACTAGAAAATATCCAAATTCTTTAGTAGACATTTGTCCTTTATATTCAGCAACTTGTACATTAGTTGCTACATCCATAATGTGAAAAGTTGAAAAGTCTTTACCATCACCTCTAGCTACGTCTGCTACTACCATATAATCTCTTGTATAGTCTGCAGGTTCCCATATCCATAAATTTTGGTCAACTCCTCTTCTTTCGAGTGGTTCTCGTATTGTTGTTTCTTTAATGAAATCTAACCATTCAGGGTAAAATACTACTTCACCTGAAGTACTAAAATCGCAATCACATTCCTGTGCTGCTAATCTAGGATCACCTAGTAATTCATCTTGTTTTTTCCTCCATGCCTCATCTCGTTCAGGGTGAACGAACCAGGGTAATCTAATAGGAAGAAAATCATTTTCCTTTGCTTCTGCTCGAGTCCATGTTTGATGGAACCAGTTTCCAGTTCCATAAGGTGTTGAAAGTACAATTGCTCCACCACCTGTGGCTAGTGTTTGTTGTGCTGATGCCCATATTTCTCCAATATTTTCAATGAACGCTGCCTCATCTACAAGCAGCATAGAAACGGCTTCTGATCGACCTGCATCTGAACTTGCTGATGTTGCTTTGATTTGGGAACCATTGTTTAATCTTAATGTTAATTTACTATCTTCTAGTGGTTTATCTTTTTCTTTTAACCATGAAGGTAAACTATCATACATAAAACGTACTTTTGTAACCATGTTTTTAGCAGTATCCTGCTTAGTTGCAATACAAAGAACGTTTTTATCTTTATGAAATAACATTAACCATAAAGAATAACCTGCGGCTAATGTTGATATACCTAACTGTCTTGATTTTAAGATAATAGAATATGGATTATCTCTCCATAAATGTAATACCTTAGATTGGAAGGGATATAAATTAAACAATACTCTACCACGTTGCGGATGCTGGATGTGGCAGTATTTTTTCATGAAATGAGCAGGATCCTGAACACATTTAATGTATTCCTGCTTGATAATTTCTCTATAGTCTACATTTTCACTCATAGTGCAACTAGCAAACCACTAATAATAGATACTACAGCAACACCATATGCTACTTTTATACCTTTTTTAGCTGTTTTTAACGCTTTATCATATAACTCAACTTGTTTATTTTTATTATCAATGATTTGAACGTAATTCAATTCATTCTTTTTATATAAATCAATTTGATTGTTTTTATTTTTAATCAATGTATCTTGTTGAGATACAATAACATTTAAAAGAGTTACAGAATCACGAGTGATTCCAATTTGATTCTTTAAATAATCTCTTTCGGTTTTAACCAGTAGTGCTTTTTTTAAAGTAGCACAAGGTACACAACATTGGGTATCAATCGAAAGCGTTTGTGAATTCGCGAACGAGGATAGGATTAGACATAGTGTCAACACGATTATGTTCTTCATTGTACAATTTTTTATAAATATTTGCTTTACCGTTTAACTCACCCATTTTAAATTTAGTGTTTTGAATCTCATTATCCAACACAGCATTTAATGAATCAATACGATGGATGAGTTTTTGATTGTCTTCAACTTTAGCTAATAAAGAATCATTAGCTCGGTTTAACGAGTCTATTTGAGATTGGAAGTTGGTTTTATCATGTCTAAGTCCTAGATTAATAAGGATTAGGATGATAGATACAACAATGGTTAGGGTAATAATACTTTTTTTCATATAACTAGTTTTAATTGGTTTAAATAAAGTCTACAGGATCTTTAGCTGTACCTAAATTAGGTTTACGAGTTGTTTGTCTAGCCGTATTTATAGCTTGTTGTTTTTGTTGAGGTGTTAATTTATCCGGATTGGGGACATCAATTGTGGTTTCTTTAAGAGCTTTTTTGATGATTTCTCTTAATTCTTTGCGTGTCATTATCTTAATTTTTTAATAATATCAGCAGCTCTTTTCTTCTTTTCATTAATGCCTTTTTTAGCATCACGGAATTCATTCATAGATGCTTCTAAGTCTTTAATACTTGCTTCCATTTCTTTAATAGCTTCAGAAGCTTTTTGGTTAGCGGCAGGACGTTTTGCATAAACACCTAATACACTTTTAGGGTCAATGTTATCAAATACAGTCATTTCTTTTACAATACCGGCTTTGGTTGAACCTTTTTTAGGTTTTTCTACAACGTAGAATGAACCAACTTCATCTACGGGTTTTACTTCCTCTAATACTTCTTCATTGACAGATTCAATGATCAATTTACGTAAATCAGATAATTTCATACTTATAAATATTAGAACTTTATTGTTTCTAATACTTTTTGTACACGTTCATCTGTTGTACCTGAAATAATGGTAAATTTGTTAATTAGTGGTTTATATGCATTAATAATATAGTTAATTGTTTTATCAATTGTTTGTCTATATTCAGAATTTGTTTCACGAACACCATTATCTTCTATTTCAACACCTTCAGGTGATACATAAAATATGTAATCATACTCTGAAATGAGTAACTTGGCATAGTTTTCAAATTTGTGTTTATCATTATAAAAAATAGAAGAAGCATTTAATGTAAATGCCATAACATCAATTACTGTTCTATCAGTAATAACTTTATCATAAAGTAATTCAGTACAACGTTCAGCTAAAAATATTGTTTGACCTTTTAATGTTGAATCAGTATTCAACGGAATACCTAAATCACGTAAGTATTTTGAACGTTCAGTTGCAAAATGATAACCTTCAAATTGTGGTAATTCACTTAATGCATTTACTAATGTTGATTTACCAACACTCATTGTTCCACAAAAACCTATTTTCATAATCTATAATATACAAAAAAAGGCTTAGTTTCCCAAGCCTTAATCTAAATGTATTTTATTATTTTATAAATTAAAAATCGAAATCATATAAATCCTCATCTTGCTCAATTTGATCATTTTTATATTCAAGAAAATCTTTATATAAATTTTCATCACTAATTCCT